AGGCACTTGTAAAAGGTATTTCCGATAATATCGGTACGATAACGCAGGCGGCCATAACAGCCATTACAACTATCGCAACAGCTCTTATACAGAACACAGGTCCTCTTGTACAGTCGTTGGCAACGATCATAACCACTATAGCACAGGCTTTGCCGACGATTTTACCAGACCTTATCAATGCTATTGTTGAACAGATACCCACGGTTATACAGGCTGTTATAGATTGTATGCCTGCAATAATTGACGGAACGATTCAGATAGTGACTGCTATTGCAGAAGCACTTGTGGATAACATAGACCTTATTATAGACGGCGCAGTGCAGATCATAGATGCACTTACAATGTCACTTTCAGATAGTGATACGGCGGCAAAGCTTGCTCAATCGGCACTTGAAATCATCGGCACGCTTACAATGGAACTTTTAAAAAATCTTCCTGATATCCTTGCCGACGGCATACTTATAGCGGTCGAACTCATCAAGGGTATCGCACAAGGTATGGTGGACTATTTTGCACCTGTTTCAGACGCTTTGTCTGATATGCTTATCGACCTTACAGACTGGTTTTCACGCAAGTGGAACGACTTCAAGGAATGGGGTTCAGATATGATACAGGCGTTTATAGACGGCATAAAAGAGAAATGGCAGAGCCTTAAAGATACTGTATGTGACGTAGCTTCAAGCGTTAAGGACTTTCTCGGCTTTTCTGAGCCTGACAAGGGTCCTCTTTCAAATTTCCACACTTTTGCGCCTGATATGATGGACCTTTTCGCAAAGGGTATAGCAGACAACGAGGACACTATCACAATGCAGTTCAACAGGTCACTGCAACCGCTTATGGATACGGATGTCATACCGCCAAGCTTTTCGGCACTTCCTGAAAAGAGCGTGAATAGCGGCGGTAATGATACAATGAACAAGATCATCGCCCTCCTAGAAACCTACTTCCCACAGCTTGCACAGCAAGGAAACATTTATCTTGACGGTGACAAGCTCACGTCAAAGGTGGACGGAAAACTAGGTGAGAGGGTCACAAGCAGTGAAAGGAGGCTTGCAAGTGTCTAATGAATACATAGAGTTTGGCGGCAAGAAGTCCACCGATTTCTATTTGGTTATCCAAAAGGACGGCGTTCAGATATCTCAGCCGGAGGAAAACAGGATAGAAGCCACCCTGCCTTTTATGAACGGCTTTTATGACTTTTCAAAAATGGCAGGAGAAAGGACGTACAAGCAGCGTGATATCACGATAAAATTCAGCCTTTCTGCAAAAGATGAAAACGAACTTTACCGCCGCAAGTGTGATGTTGTCCGCTGGCTCAGCGGTGCAAAGGACGAGTTGAGGATAAGCTTTCTGACAGACTATCACTTTGTGGGGGCAACGGCTGTGTTTGATACATCTGCATTTGAGTTCACTTCACGGCGCACCGCTGATCTGACAGTGAACTTCAAGACGTATCCTTTTCTGCGTTCTGATGATTACTCGGATATCGGCTTTGACAATTTTAACTTTGAGACCGACTATCTGAATTTGACGGATATATCACTGACAGCGGTCAAACAGACACGATACGCCCCTCCTGCGACCTTGAAAATCTACTCATATGCTGATAGACCCATACGCCCACGCCTTTCTTACAAGCGCTCAGAGGACGATGCAAAGAGTGTGGGCTTCACCTATTTTGCACTCAACGACCAAGAGATAAGTGCAAGTGTATACCGCAACACGGAGAAAGAATTCGACCTTGACGAGCTGATTTTACAGCCTGGTGTGAATACTCTTGCGGCGTATGGTTTCGGCACACTCACGCTCAAACTTTATGAGGAGGCACTCTGATGTTCATAGTAACGATAACAAACGGAGCTGAAAACACTATCATACACAGCGACGGCACAGACCGCATATCAGGCGGCAAGGTTGCAAAGTCTATCAACGCTGTGGATAGTTTCAGCTTTACCATATATCCGAACAATGTAGGCTATAACTTCTTGAAACCACTGACAACGGCTGTCAAGGTCTATGATGAAAACACTGACAAGGACATTTTTATAGGCAGGGTCTTGAAGTGTCCTGACAGCATGGACGAGAGAGGTCTGATATGCCGTAAAGTCACCTGTGAGGGGCGTTTAGGCTGGCTATATGACAGTGTTCAGCCATATGTTGAATACAAAATGGTAGGTATATCAACAGTACTTTCTTCATTCTTGTCAAAGCACAATTCTCAGGTGGGTGCAGATAAGCGTATAGAGCTGGGACAGGTCACTGTGACAGCAAGCAACAACTACACGCATACTGCAAATTGGGACAAGACAATGGACGTCATTGCAGACAAGCTTATAGGAAAATTCGGCGGTGAGATACAGCTTCGTGATAAAGACGGAAAGGTGTACATAGACTATCTGGAGCATATCGGACACGGCACTGATACCACCATAGAACTTGCGGTCAATCTTAAAACCATATCACGAGAAGTGGATGAAACGGCGGTCATAACACGTCTTTATCCTCTTGGTGCAAAGCTTACAGACAGCGAAAAGCGGTTGACTATCGGCACTGTGAATGGTGGCAAGGACTACATAGAAGACAGTTCTTTGGTCGCAAAGTACGGCATTATAAGCGGTACGCAGATATGGGACGATGTGACACTTGCAAGCAATCTTCTCAGCAAGGGTAAGGAGTATCTTAAATCTGTTAATCGTGCGAAAGTGCAGTATCAAATAACAGCACTCGACCTCTCGAGAATAGACAAGCACATTGAGCAGTTTGAACTCGGCTGTTGGTACAGAGTAAAAAATAGCCTTATGGGTATAGACGAGGATTTGCGCATTGTGGGTATATCCATAGACCTTGACAATCCGCAGGCTTCACAGCTAACCTTCGGTGACCGATTTGAAACGCTTTCGGGCTTTATGACAGCGAAAACACAAAGCCTGCAATCTGCTATAGATAACTCAGAGTTTAGGAATAGACAGGTCATAGACAGCAAGATAGAGAATGCGACTAAACTTATCACAGGTGCAGAGGGCGGCAATGTTATTCTCGACCCACCAACAAAGCCAAGACGTGTTCTTATAATGGATACTGACAATATCGACACTTGTAAATCATGTATTCAGTTCAATCTAAATGGCATGGGATTTTGGAAGTCATCAGACGGCGGCTCTGCCAAAGAGGGTCCGTACACAAAAGCATGGACGATAGACGGAAATCTGATTACAGATTTTATTACGGCAAAGGTGCTGACAGGGCTTAAAATCAATAACGGCTCAGGTACTTTTTCAGTAGATGAAAACGGACACATTATCGCAAAGGCGTTGACTATGCTTGGTGGAAACATCAACATAGAAACAAGCAGCAAGGATAATAGTGTTATAAAGCTATCCTACAAAGAATGGACGCTGGAACTTTCACCGCTTCAATGGGTGCTAAAAAACAGTACCATAGGCGGACACGTTGCTTGTCAGGCAGGAGGAGTTTTCCTATATTGGAATGACGAGCTAAAGGTGAATATTGACAGTAACTCAGGCGATATCCGCACATATGCAGGCGGCAAGGCAAGCTTCTTTCTTGACACGAACAATCACTCCGTCAGCGTATATGATGAGAATGAAAAGCGACAGATATACCTTGAGGGCAACACGGGCACAGTTTATGCAAAGAATTTTCAGCAAACTAACTAAGGGGGCAAATTTATGGCAAACATAGACCTTACATCTTTTATAGAAACTGTATCAACAGCATTTGAAGGCAGACAGGTAAGGCAGGCATTTGTGGACGCACTGACGGCGGTGCAGACGGCGGTAAACGAGTTAGATCAGACGATAATCCAGCATAAAACAGCTACACAGGTTGTATCATCAGCAACTCCTACTGTGGCAGTACCGCTGGATATAGACGGCGACCCTGCACAGATAATTGTCACTCTCCGACAGGACGATACACCGACGCCATATCAGAATTTCTGCGTTCATGTAGCTAAATTCAATGGTAAATACAATGCGGTTATTTGCATGGGGCCGTCCGCTGGCTCTAGCACAGTCAGCGTGCCTGCTGGAACATATCGTGTAGACTATATCGTGATAGCATAGAGGGGTGATTAAATGACGATAACATTAAATGCAGATTATGACGTAACCCTAAGCACAGCCCTTTTGGGCTATGTCGGTGAAACTAATGCCCGTCATGTATCTGTCGAGGGCATGGAGATAGACGGCGCAGACCGCTATGTGCTGACTATCGACTATGGTGATGGCACTGTCTATGAGGTCGATATCACAGGCGGACAGTGGACGCCAACGGCTGATATACTGCGTTCAGCGCAGACAGTCAGCTGCCAGATAGCGGCGAAGAAGCTGTCAGGTGATGAATATGTGCTGGTGAAAAAATCACGCATATTCCGCCTGAGAATAGGTGCGGCTATCGGTGATACAGCTATCCCGTCACCAAGTGTGGCAGCTGACGCACTAGACCGCATAGACGCCATAGGCAGGCAGACACACGCAGATATGCAGACAGCCGTCACCGCTGCAGAAACAGCGACAACAGCGGCTGAAAACGCTGAGAAATCAGCTACCACCGCAGGAGTATCAGCCGATACGGCAACGCAGGCGGCAAGCCGTGCTGAAACCGCACAGGCATCTGCAGAAACGTCCGCAACGCAGGCAGAAACCGCCATGCAGGGCGCAGAGACCGCACGTCAGCAGGCGGTCACGCAAGCTAACGCTGCTAAGATATCCGCAGCGCAGGCATCTGCATCTGCACAGCAGACCGAAGCTGACAAGACAATAACGGCAGGCTATGCCAAAACCGCTAAGACCTGTGCTGACAGCACTGCGGCAGACAGACAGGCGGTGACCGATATGGCAACGCAGGTGACAGCTGATAAGGCTACAGTGGCAGAAAACGCCGCTAAGGTTGCTGAGGATAGAACAGCAACTGAAACGGCTGCACAGAAAGCACAATCCGTGGCTGACAGTTTGCCTGAGGACTACACTACCGCTGTCGGAAAAATCGCTGAAAACACGGCTGAAATAGCTAACGTGAAGCTGACCGACAAGGAATTGCAAAGGCGTGTGGACGCACTGTATTTCATAGGTCAGGGTATCACGCACCAGTTTGAAACTGACAGCGAAACGGCATATCAGAAGACTGTGCCGACTGGGGCGAAGTTGATGAGCGTGAAGTCGATAGGTGGTCATTCTGAGGTCATTGACGGGGAAATTGTTAGTGCTGGGGTGACAGAGGTTGTGGAGCAGGGACGAAATTTGTTTGATGTTGAAAAATGTGCAGCATTAGGTCTGTATTACGGTTTTGA